GTGGTTCGCTTCGCTCACAGTGTTGTTAATGAATCGGATCTCTTCAACATTTGCCCAACGAAAACTTCTCCATCCGTTGGCGTTGATGTCCCACACACTACATGCAGTGCCATCTGTATTGGGTGTATAGTCTTTACTTCCATCTGTATCCACTTGAGGTAGATACTGTTCTTGCAGTGTACACGTCATCACTCTTCGGTCACCATTCACCTTTGTGAATGTCACCTCTAGTGTATTACACTTTAGGTCTTGTAGCAACTGTTGTTTATCCATTACATTCTCCTTTTGTTGTGGCGGATAGGGAGGGATTCGAACCCTCGGTACACAGTAATGTGTACGGCGGATTAGCAATCCACTGGTTTAAGCCACTCACCCACCTATCCTTGTGTTTTGGTGCTCGCACCCGGACTCGAACCTGCAACCTACGGATTAGAAGTCCGTTGTTCTCTCCAGTTGAACTACGAGCAGACTGGTTCAATTAAATATCCAAATTACATTCGTATTCATCACGCCATTCGTCATACACATCTTGCACAACTTCTGGATCAAAACCCAATACAGTCAGTTCCCGTATCAGTCGATCCACATCACCATCATAAAAGAATCGATCAAACACACGATTTACTTTGCGATTCCAAAACTGTTTGGTGTCTGTAATTTCTGCAGTCATAAGTATTTCCTTGTTTGTCTACTGTTGTACTAATATAACACATACAGTTGATGTGTCAACCTTTTTTTTTGGCCTGCCCGCTGAGATTCGAACTGCTGACCCTCAGTTTCGTAGACTGATCATCTATCCAGTTCTGCCACGGAGAGATTCTATTATACGTCTTTGTGTGGCCAGTTTTTCCTGTTTGTAGTTGATCTCAACACCATCACGTGGTGTATGTTCACCCGGTGTAAACACCATGTCCAGTGCTTCACTGGGTATCCATGCTTCTATGCCATCTGGCACTGCCACCAAGTAGGGTTTGATGTCCTCACCTGTGATTATGCCTATTGCATCCTGTTGTCCAATCACATACCAATCTGCAGGCGTTTCAATGTGAGTACCCTTGTGTGTGCCCAGACTGTTTTTCAGTTTAACTTTCACACGTGCCTTCAGTCGCTTGCCTTTGGCAGTGTACATGCCATCTGCCACATACTTGAACTCTAGTGTATAGTTGTGTACAGTATCAATGTGATCAACACCTACATCATCCACATACTTGAGCCTTCCATCTGTGTACACTTCTAGACTCTGTTCTATGATGTCACTTTTGTCAAATCGGTCTTTCCTGTTGTTGAGTTGATCACCTAATGCATGAACCAAGTCAATATAACTGTGCCAATCCAAACAGTCACGTAATTCTTGACTATACTTCATACATCAACCTCTGTTCAACTTCACGAATGTGTTTGCACTTACGGAATGCAATACAATCACAGTCAAATCCTCGATCATACATTGTGACTGTATATTCATCACCTCGACTGCCCGTCACTGGCCATTTCACACCCACAAATGGATGTCCTTGTGTGTTTATTTCTTGTGATTTATGTGCCATCTCACTACTCCTTGTTACATTTTACTTTAACATGTTGTGACATGTTGTCAACCTATAAATCATCGATCCTACGTCGATAACTGGCAGTGTTTACACCCAAGCCTTCACCACCTAGGAAAAAGTCATATGCAAGTTTATCCATTTTGGCTCGAGTGTTTAGGTTTCCAAAACGTAGTCGGTTTTCCCAATATATTCTCTTCTTTGCACTCATTGGTCTTGAACTGACTGTGGGTTTACATCTGTCCAATATCTGCATGAATAACTGTTTCTTTTGTTCCAGTGAGTGGGCACTGACAATAGCATCTATATCCTGTTTAGTAAAGTTAACATCATGTTTTTCTACTCTGCTTGGACCTTGCAGTAACACACAACGATCTCGATGAAAAACATTCATGGTTTCGCCATGACTGTTGTTTAACTGCATACTCCAATTGGGTTTTTTTGTGCAATCTATCAAATGAAAATCATCACCTAAACTCTCATGGTAGAACACCAAGAACACACGTTCCTTGAGTTTGTTTGCAAAAGGCACATAACTTTTCTGTAGTTTCTCATCTACACTGTAACCAACTGCACCATCAGGACGTACATTATACAGTTTGGCTTTACGTTTACATTCAAACCATGTTCTCTTGCCATCAGGTGCCACAGCCACTACATCTGGTATAGCATGATTGTCATCATCTCTGTACACACTTTTGCCAAACATATTTGGGCCTCGACCTATGGTGTACTTGGGATATTTGGCTTCGAGATAACTGATGAACTTTGCTTCTAGTTCTGCACCAAACTTTTCCTGTGTTGCAAAATTAGTCATCTCTAGTTCCTGATCCATAATCAATCACCACAGGAAACCTAGGAACACCATCGTTACTGAGTTCAAAGTATCTGCAGGTTGCCCATGTAATAGTATCTTTATCTTTTAACAACTGTGCAAGTTTATCTTGACTACCTCTTACACCACTGCTGAACTGTGTACCATCTGCTAGTTCAAGTATAAATCTTTTGGCATATCCTGCCCAATTACCATTACCTTCTTGTACTTCTACAACACGATACTCTTCAGTGATGAACTCTTTCCTCTTGAGCAAGTTTTTGGTTCTCTTGAACTCATAAGGTGTGTTCTGTCTAATCATTTGGCCTTCATAACCTGCAGTTGTGTAATCTCCATACATAATGTCTATTGCTTTTGGCGTATCACAGATGTGTGTAGAAACCTTTACAATACTATCACCTACATCAGCAGTCTTTAGGTTCTCCTGTAACCAGTTGTATCTTTCCATAAAGATCATGTCGGGGTTCGCACTGTCAAACATATCATACACATGATACTGTACTAATTCAGCACTCTCGGCCAGTTCCTGTTCACCAATGTTTACAGTTTTCCTAACCAAACTTGTGATCTTTTGAAAGTTGTCTTTAAGTTCATGATTATACAATTCACCATCTAGTGTGATTGTAGGATTGTTTGCAATAAAATCTTTCAGTGCTTCAGCAATGTGAGGTACTGCTACAATAGGTTTGTTTGCTCTACTGTATAGTCCTCTGCCGTTAGCAATACATCTAATACCATCTAGTTTAGGTTGTGTAATACCACTGTCTACTGGAGTTTTTGTAAAGTCATTTGCCAACATAGGTTTGAATGCAGTGTAACTGTCTATACTGGCAATATCTTCAAAATATTCTTTTTCTACTCTTTTGTCCCACTCGCTTTGTGCTTCTGCTTTTGCTTGTGTTATATTAGTAGTAGCATTTGCTCTGCCAACATTCTTGGCTTCTTTAATATACCATTCACTGGTGACTTTTTTACCATCTTGCAAGCCACTGATTACTCTAGTGCCTGCTTGTGTTTCATCCAAATTCCAACCATACTGTATGGTCCACTCTCTGATCTTACCAGTAGTATCTCTCTTGTAAAGTTTGGGTAAATTATAAATTGTCTGCATGTATCTCTCCTACTATCTAACTATACTTTATAATAACACAAATATGGCACTTGTCAACCTAATAGATGACTTGTGCTTCTTTAATTGTTACATATTCAACTTTTGCATCATAATTTTGCATACAAGTTTGGAGATAATTTTTTGCTTGATTCCTCTGTGTAAAGCATCTGGTGTATACATCACCATCTTTAAATTTAACAATCACATGAAAACCCATAAGTATCTCCTATACCAATGAAGTTTGTATTTCGTACCATGCATCACAGACCATGCTGTCTATCTCATCAACACCACCCAAGTAGTCAGTAATACCCATTTTTTCTGCTAGTGCAATAGATTGGTGTACTGCTTCAGTTTGTGTTTCTGATTGTCGTATAGCCTTTTCTGCTAGATCATAATACTCGGATTCTAGGTCCATTAAATATGATTTAGTTTTGCTCATGTATCTCTCCTATTTCTAACTATACTTTATATTAACACATATATCGTTGCTGTCAACCTCTTTTTCAACACTGTAGTATACATTTTTGATGTTGAATTTACGTATCAGTTGTGAACAGCCAGCACAAGGTTTTGCAAGACCAGTTATCCATTTGGTCTGACAATCACTTCGTTTTACTCGTACTATTAATTTGAATAAAGATTTATTACTTCACGTTTCCAAACATGATCATATTCACAGTCTCTCATGTTTTCGAACCAAGGACCACCTTCTGTGTAGTGTAATATCTTTGGAGTACCATCTATACCTTCTTGGTAGTGTCCTACCAGCCAGTTCCATTCTGGAGTTAGTTCACCTATTTCGTCATCTTCTAACCATGAGAATCTATGCAACCATTGTCCTGTTTGTGAGTTAACTGTGTCTAGATCTAGTGCTTGGTTTTTAGGATGTTCGCAGTTAAACAAAACCATACTGCTCCAATTTTTACGTGGATATGGCAGTTGTAATTGTCCATCCATCTTTGTGCCCTCTGGTGGTGTGTAATCATGTTTAACAACATAAACTGCTTTACTGTCATCTTTGTCTTTGAAAAGATCCCAAGCATCACACAACCACACCATATCACAATCACAGAACACTGCCCATCCTTTGTATTCATTTAGATGTGGTACTAGGAATCTTGTGAAAGTAAATTCTGTACTTGCTAGTTTGTCTACGTCTCTCCAGTACAGTTTTTCATCTCGTAATTCGTTTTGTTTTAAAGGTTGTACTGAAACAGAGTCTCGACGTGTGCGTCTTAGTATACTGTGTTCGCACACTTGATATGCAATATCTTCTCTGCTATCCCACCCGACATAAATATTATTCATTAGTTATATACCTATATAATTATTTCAAGTATTTATTAACATGTAACATACCTTGTGTACATAATGGAGAAACAATGACTACTTTAGTTTTGGTGACAGGAGGTTTTGATCCTCTGCATAGTGGACACATAGAATATTTCAAAGCGGCAAAAAAACTAGGTGACAAGTTAGTAGTTGGCGTTAACAGTGACGCATGGCTGATACGTAAAAAAGGTAAACCTTTTATGCCTTGGACCGAACGTTGTGCTATTATTGAAAACTTGTCAATGGTTGATCAAGTGATTGATGTAATGAATGATGACCGGTTTGATGATGCAGGCGGAGCCATTTTTAAATTATTGTCAACAAATAATAGTAATGTTGATATAGTATTTGCCAATGGTGGTGATAGGAAACAAGGTAATGTACCTGAAGAAGTTACATATGGAGATTACCAAAATGTAAGTTTTGTTTATGGTGTAGGTGGTGAAAACAAACAGAACAGTAGCAGTTGGATACTAAAAGATTGGTCTGTTCCAAAAGTAGAAAGAGAATGGGGTCATTACAGAAATTTGTACAAAGGCAATGGCTTTATGGTAAAAGAATTAGTAATTAATCCACACAGTAGTTTAAGTATGCAAAAGCATCAACACAGAAGCGAAACATGGAATCTTGTGAGTGGTACCGCACATGTATTGATCAGCAACCGAACTATACCACAGGATTGTGCCAGGTATAATCTCACTCCTCCTAATCCAATGGATATTCCACGTGGTACTTGGCACAAAGGATTTAACAACAGTGATCAGCCTGCACACATAGTTGAGGTGTGGAAAGGTGATATCTTAACTGAAGAAGATATAGAACGTTATGATTGAAATATGTTGTGTACTAGCCGGAGATAAGTTTGATCCAGACGTGTACATTCATCAAATGCTACACAAACTAAGACAGCATCACAGTGATTTCAGACTAACAGTGTTTACTGATAATCCAAACTATTACTACTACCAACACAGACAGATACGAGCAATTAGGTTACCTGATTGGGGATATACATCTAGATCCATGTGGTGGTACAAAATGTATCAGTTTAATCCAGATATAGAATGGTCCAGTCCAGTGTTGTATTTGGATCTTGACACATTGATACTAGGAAAACTAGACAAATTTTGGACTCATGAGCCTGATCATTTTTGTATATTACAAGACTTTAATAGAAAATTTGTTCCCGACTATCCCATCAGCAACACCAGTGTTATGAGATGGACACCTCAACAAACTGCAAATTTATTCAGTGAATTTGAAAACAACAGGCAACACATCACAAGAAAGTTCAGAGGCGATCAAGACTTTGTTACATATCATTTAAAACAACACGGAGACAGTAGATATTGGCCACGTGATTGGGCAATGAGTTGGAAATGGGAAATTAAACATGGAGGTAGCAACAACGGAGGTATGGAGATTGCTCCAGAGGACTATTATGATCTATCACAGCCTTGGATTATACCACATGATTGTAGCATTGTGGTGTTTCATGGAAAGCCTGATCCTTATGAAACAGAACTAGGAAAGCAACAACTATTTCCAAATATCAAGAAGTTGCAACCTCAAGTCACTTAACAAATGATCGCCAAACTGATCAAAGAACCAATTGCGATTGTATTCTATTACAGGTTGCATGTATTCATAACAATCACGTAGATCATTATTAGACATTTTCTTTTCTACAAATTCACTATTCATATTAATAGCACAGTCTAGTCTTACATCATTTTCTAACACATCATATTCTTCATCAAACATTTTATCAAATGTTTCAAAGCCATATGCTTTCATGTTCTCTAATGCACCTATGTGTCCTATCATTAGTATAGGATGTCCAGCAACAATGCTATTGAATGTTTTTTCACTGATGATTCCAAATTCTTCTGTATATTGGGATTCAGTTACAATGCTGAATAGACTTGTGTTGAAGTTTTTCTTTACACTCAAAAGATTTGCTAGGTTGTCATATACATCTTCATATTCATTAAAACTTAGACTTGGATAGTGTAGTTCTTTGCCTGCACTCTGCATACTAACATTACCCCATGGTTTGGTTACCTTACTGACTGTAACTGCTCTATGAGGTTTTTGAATACGGTTCATACAAACATAATTGTATTCAAAATCTTTGTTACTATCTGAAAATGCTTCACGTAATACATCTTCGGCATCTTTGTATTTTTGCCATGTTTCGAATTGATGACTACTGAATTCTACCAAATGAAAACTATCTTTTGGCCAATGTTTTTTAATGCTGAGTGGCCACACAACCACGATAATTTTCCTCAAGACCTCAAGACCCCAAGGAGCATAGTTGTTGTGTATTTGTATTAATTCTCTTGGAAAAGTTTCGCCTTGTGTAAGCATGTCTTGTAGACAAAGAACAAGTTTGTATTCTGGTTCTTCAAATCTACATTCATCTACACTAGGTAATTCTACTTCCCAACCATCTTTAGTAATAGGATACTTTAATGCTGAATCTATGATTGTACTGTTGGGAAATATCTGTCTGATATAATTTGTAAAATGCATTGCACAAGTATTTAACTACTCGTGCAACATAACTATGCCTTTACGGTTTAGAGAACGTATTACATTCTCCCAATACTGTACTCCCCAGTCACTGCCACTGCTTTTGCAGTTTAACAGTGCAGTTGCACATAATTCTATTCTACGATTTACCTCTTCTTGAGGATTTAACATTTCACGTAAATACATCCTTGACCTGCCTGTTCTTTTGTGTATGCAGTATTCCAACCTGGCTTAACACCAACATTGTCATACCCTGTTATAAAATGTCTATCTATTCCAACTGCAATAAAAAATATTGCCCATGCAATAACAATTCTAACTGCCCACTTCCATCCAAACTTTAGTAGGTCTCCCATAAACATTTCAATCATATTGTTATCATTTTTCATAATCTGCTCCCTAAATTACTTTTGTTGTAGCAACTGGTTGATGTGGTGTGCTACTATTGATTGCATATATGTTACACTCGAAACCTGTATTTTTTGCTATCTTCATTGCCTGTTCAAAAGTGTTTACTCCTGCACATACATAACCTTGATTAATTAAGTAAACTTCATAGTTTACAATTGGTGCTTGTGCTAACATATATATCTCCTTTTTCTAACTATACGTATATAATAACACAAAATTGTCACCTGTCAACCAAAAAAATAGGGCATATTATATGCCCTACTTTTCCAATATTTTAGATTAGATTACGAAAACATCTTTGCTCTTGAACCGTTTACATCACGTGCAGTCATTCTATAACGTGTGTAACCTGTAGACGCAATGTCTGTCTTAACGTTAAGTCCTGCAGACTTCATTTCTGACATTCTTGCAGGAAGTTGCATAATACCAAACCTTGCGGCGGCATCTTTAGCAGTTAAAGATTTACCAGTACCTCTCAAGTAAGTCTCAAGGAAAGTCTTCTGGTTAGTTTTAATTTTTGTAAAAGCCATTTTTTACCTCTTTGCTTTAGTTTACTTAGAAAGTTATTTCCTAAGTATTCATGTAGTATAGCACCACAAGAATCTTTTGTCAACCTATTTTTTAGATTTTTTTGCCTTTGGTGTTCTCTTCCAGATATCTGGTTTAGTTTCACTTTTTGCACCTAGTTCACAAATCGTAGGTTTATTACCTGCATCAAGCCATTCTTTGATTAATCTTGCATCTTCTTTGGCTTGTGCTTCTTTTTCGTTAATACCAAACATATATATTATCCTTCCATTAAACTGTTATCTACTTGACTGAAACCAAAAGAATCAACCCTATGATATTCTTTTGCCTCTTTATCATACAGAACATCACCAACTGATATACTGTACATAGGCACTGACGTCCTTTTGATGTTGTCTTCTGGTCCTATGTTTCCAACCTCGAAAGCATGTTCTAGGTCTCTGGCCTGCACTTCTGCAACAGGAACCAAAAACTCAGTGATGTCACTTTCCCTAAACTTAGCAGTCATGTATCGCTTGTAAAAATCAATCTTCATCCAATCGTCTTGATTCTTGATTGTGTTAAGTTTCTTTTTTTGTTCAAAACTGAGATTGTTTTGGAAAAGTGTGTAATTTTTCATTTGACCCGTCTCCTTTGTGTTGTTGCTTTCTTAACTGTACTTACAGTATAACATCAATGTTATACCTGTCAACCTATTTTTCATGTTTGCCTGTACGTACAGGAAGTCCTTGATTTACATATTCATTTCGTAAAAACATAACCTGTTTGGGTTGTAGCCATTCCCAAATCAACAATTCTCCATCTGGCATTGCAATTTCTAACCAATACATATTGTGTCCTTTATCTAAGTTATGCCTCATAATAGCATATATTACATATGTGTCAACCAGAAAAATGCTGTTTTAAGCATCTTAAACCAAATAATATGTTATAATATAACAATTTATGGACCTAAATAAAGTACGGCTTTTGTTAACAGCCGTTCAATGCTAGAAAGGAGATCTAAATTATGGATATCGTAAAAAGCATAAAAACTTGGGCCAATGCAATCACAGACATTGGTGTAAGTATCATAGCACTAGGAATTGTCTTAGAGGTACTATTTAAAGGACAAAACATTCCGTTTTGGCCTAATGTTACTATCATAGATAATATTACAGGAATCATTACTGCCTTATCGGCACAAGGTCTTGTAGGTCTAGTAGCAGTCTGGATTCTATATCATATATACAACAAAAAGTAAGATAGTATAGAAACCGCTTGTAGTAATGAGCGGTTTTGTCGTGCGGATTTTGCCGCTCATTACTATTTAATAATCATTACAAATTTTAAGTGTCTTGTGTTGGAGGATACCATTGCATGTCTAGTTCATGCTTTGCTCTTTGTGTGAAATGTATGTTTGTTTGAATTTTCATAAAGTTATCTAGGTAGTGCTGTCTATTTTTTAACAGTCTTGGCTCTAAACTAGCATAATTTTCTATTCCGTTTTCCAGCACAGATCTATTGTCGTTGATCATAGTTTCAATTCTGTTGAATGAAGGATCGGTAAAATCATTTTGTATTTCATCATAACTGTGATCAAACACATCATCAAATACATCAAAACCCCAATCACGTAATACTTGTACATGTCCGGTGTTACTGACATAAAGTGCAGGATGTAGTGCCAACCATGTTTGTGTAGTTTTTTCTGTTATAAAATCATATGGTAGATTGTATCTAGTTTCGCATACCACACTGAATTGACATCTGTTGTATATTGGTTGTAACTTTAATAGATTGGCAATATTTCTAAGCATACCATCTGCAATACTAGGTGCACTGTTGTATTCTTCTGCACTCCAATCATCAAAATCTGGTAAATTCCAATTTACTGCTTTGTATGATATTAACCGACTGGGCATGTCCTGTAGTAGTTTTACAGTGTGTTGTCTGTGATTACGTGCATTCATGTTTAAACATAAAAAACAAAACTGTTTGTCACTATTGAATTCAAACTTATCTTTAACATTTTCTTTGTGAGCACTTAGCCAATGTTCATGGTGGAAAGTAGGATAATACACTAATTTCAAAAAACTGTAACCAGGCAGATATTGTCCTGACTGTTCATTTAACTCTGGTGGTGCACCATTTTCTAGATTCATATGCCATGTCAAGAACACAATTTTAGACATGTTGTCCGGACCGTATTCTTGTACATAATTATCTAGTTCTGCTACTCTACCACCTGTGTATGTCAAGTCATCCTGTAGTAACACAGTAGTGATTTTATTTGGGTCAAGTTGTGGTTTAAACAGAGGCCAACCTGTAATAGGATCATGCATTACTGTTTTGCCATCATGTGTTTGTATCAAACCTGCTTTGATGTTTGTGTAATTTGGAAACATCTGTGGTAGATGTATTGGTAAAAAACTTATTTCATGCATAGGTAAAATGGTCTTTCTTTGGTTTGTCCTTCATGTTTTTTCACTGTTGAAAAAACTTTTTTTAAACTTGCATAAAATTTTGCTTCTGTGTAATCAGTTCCCATGGTCCATTTGTGTCCTTTTTTATCATTTTCTGTAGGAAATTCAAACAGTACAAATCCATTGGTTTTTGATCTAAAATCCATTACTAGTTTTTCCATGTTCATATATTTTTCTGTTCTATTGTAGAGGTGATGTATTACATTGAACACAGTGATCAAATCATATGTTTTAGGTCCACCTAATCTACACCAAATTTCTAAATCACAGTTGAGGAAATTAGCACCAGTGATATTGAATCTATTCTTGATACTCTCACATACTCCTATGTATTCTGCACTGTAATCAACGCCTAAACTGTCAACACCTTGTAGTGCTTGTTGGAATACATAATATCCTAGGTTACTGCCAAAATCTGCAAAAGATCTAGGCTTGATGTCTAGTATTATTTTATCTAAAAAATCACTTTTAACTTTGGTGTCTACCCATGGTCTTTTGTTGGTGGGATTGTTTAATGGAGTAATAGTTTGTGGTGTAATATCGTAGTTTTGATATCCTCGAACATTTATACATTTGCTCTCATGTCCACCATATGTTACTGATTCTATATCTGCCATTTCCAAAGTCATACACTACTCCCTACTGTTCTACGTTTTATATCATCGTGATTAAATTCTGCCCAATACAATTCAAATGCAACACCATCTTCTACACCTTCAAATTGATGTATCTTGCCTGGCTTGACTTGTGTAAAGTCTCCTGGACCTAGTATTGTTTCATCTACTAATCCTTGTTGTTCACCATCTTGCCAAACTCTCACAATCATCTTTCCAGACTCTACAAAGAAACCATTCCATTTGTAGCAGTGTTCATGTTCACTGCATTTGTAACCTGCTTTAAATTCTATCCTATGAAACTCTAATACACCATTTGCATGTATTAACTCAGTGGAACCCCATATTTTGCCTGCTTTCAATATACTTGCCTCTTGATATACATTTCTAGTTCTTTCCAAGTACTTGGTACTGTCCAATCATGTTTTTTAAAGTTTTTGTATATTCCACTACAAAAATCATCTGCAAACATATCCAGTATTTTAGGTAAAACCCAATCAGTGAATTGATCTACTACAGTTAGATCTGTTTGAATAAAACTACTCCAAACTGATATAAAATTATTTTGTTTTAAATGGTAGAGATAATTTAATAAAAATTGACCCATTACAAACTTAGTATTGGCTTTTACCAAACTGTCTTTTCCTTTGTATACCTCTTGTTCTCCTATTGAAGATACCATTAGTCTTGCGTCTTTGTGATTGTCTAGTGCTCTTTTGTAATATAAATCATTACGTACCATTCCTGCTCCGCCATAATCAACCCATTTTATCCTGCGTTTTCCATCAGCATTTAGCATAAAGTTTCTGCCGTTTCCGTAACCCAAATCCCAAAATAAAAAACCAGTATGTTTGATTGTCCAAGCATTCATGTTACAAACTTCTGCTAACGACTGTTTGATAACTATCGGATCTTTTGATATATTGACAAAAGGTTGTTTACAAGTATAATACATAAAGCCATGCTTTGTCACCATATTGCTTACAAGTGATTTATTCAAAGGTATCTTCATCTGATGTATACTATGTAGTAAAGTATTAAACAATCTTGTGTGCTGATTGTAATCTTTTGCATATGGCCTGTATGCTTTTACTATGTATTTTTGTCCACTTGAATCTAAATACCTTTGTCCTAGAAAAGTATATCCATCTTTGCCATGTCCTAGATTTTTTATAACTTTGTAACCATATGCGGCTAACAGTACAGGTTTATTCTTCTCTTCATCTTTAACAAGTGCAATACTTGTTAACTGTTGTGTTTCTAATACCTGCACACACATTCTTGGGTTGTGCAAATTTTCACTTACATATTGTTCTAACTCTGCCCAATTGGGATAACCATTAGACTTGTGTTGATTGTACCCAGGTATATCATCAGGACTTTTATATACTGGCAATCCTTCTGCTTCTAAGTTATCATCTAACACTATCATTTTGTTTGTTTTAAGAGGCATAATTTTTCTCCAACTGTCTATAGCAATATCCGTTTTCTAATTCTGTTGCAGTAAACTGATTGTAAGACAACCAATACACCAATTTAACTCTGTCTGGTTCTTGATCAAATTCTCTAGGCTTTATATTGTTGTTGTCAAAAACTTCCATAGGAAAACTTACTGGCCAACAGCAGTTTTGATCTGTTGTTATAACTGGAATACCATCCAATGTTGCCTGTAGTGCTACCATACTGTTGTAAGCAATTACACATTGAGCCTGTCCAAGGTCATTTTTTAGTTTGGGTACAGGTTCTTGATTCTCATGTTTTTCTAATCTAATCAAATCACCCAACTTGTTTACTATGGGTTCATTTGGTTTTAGTCTTACTTTTATACGCCAATGTTCATCTGGATGCAACATAGTTTTCAACTTTTGTAATGTTTCATCTAACCATCCTGGAGCAGGTATATCATTATACCAACTGATGGCATGTGTGGGAGGACATACTAAAATGTGTTCTCCCCTTTGTTCAAATGTTTTCCATGGTTGGACTTTGTTTTCACCTTTAAAAAACATTTTCCATCTGTAACTGTCTGCATCTTTTACAAAATTCATTGTGTGTAGATTTTTACAGACACGTAGCCATTGTTTACCATTGTATCCTGGATCAAAATAACTATGATCCAAATAATAATAGGGTATACCTTTACTTGCGGCTTCTTTAAACATAAGTCCAGTACCACGGAGAATACCCAAACTAGCAACACCCGTTGCATCATTTGGAATGCCTTTTTCTCTGTATGTACCTATAGGTTTATACTCTACATTTTTTGGTCCTATCACGTTACACAATCCGTCAAAAAACTTTTGAGTAAAAATTCTTGTTCTAGGTCTTGCAGTGTCATACACATAAAACATCGATTAATTCCTTTGCTTTGCCAGAGGCAATTTCTTGATTTGTATACTGTAAGTAAGCAATATTATTTAACCATTGTGATGGATCTTTTTGTAACGGAGTCTCTATCAACGACAGTTGTGTATGACTTACTGGTGTTGCATAACTTTCTACGTCACAGAAAGTTGGAGTGCCCAACAGTTGTGCCTCTACTGCAACTAAACTTACACTTGTTACAACACACCAAGCATTTTTACAATCCTCTTGAAAACTTTGTACACCGGCTGACTTTTCTGCAAGTGGTCCACTTGTTCCGTTTGCTCTAGGCTTGTATCTGATCTTAATTGGTCTGTCAGTGTGTTTTTGTATCTCGTCTACAGTATCTGATACCCATTGTTTGACATTTTTATTTGTATACATTTGTGTCATTGTTTCACTGCTAGGACATATTAATATTGTGTCACCTTGTGATGTTTTAGTTATAGGAGTATTCCATTGCTTGTATCTGTCTGCAGGACAGTTCATAGCATCAGGTATTTGATGAAATTTATTTTTTGAGACACGCCAGTAGCATGTATCAACAATTCCCCATCTACCATGGTAGGGCATATCCCAGAACCACCATTCTTTTAATTTGGGGATAATACTTCTATTATTTTGTATTATACCCCAGAATGCACTAGGTATATCTTCAATTTTATCTCTGTCTGCAACTTTGGCTCCCGGCCAACCCTGTAACAGAGCATCCATGACTATATTACATTTGCTTTCTTTATTAACTGTATTATAGTAGCAATTTAACATTTTGTCAACTTATAATGTCTTGATCCAGTTATTAAAAGCAACCAAGTTATTGACTTTCCATGGACTGTTATAATCTCTTGCACCTGCTACAGGATCTGCAAAAACAACAGCACCTGGATACAAGTTTATACTGCACTTTTGCATCCATGGTGCTTGTGCGACAATGTGTCTATCGTGTGTATCACTAGGAAAAGGAAAACCTGGAGAATGTATGCCTCCTGTGATTAAGTTTTGATTTATACGCCACAGTATATTAGTAACACCTGCACCTGCTGTACTGATGTATTTTTCCATATGGCTGAACATACTGATTTTTTCACCCAAAGAATAATTTTCACCAAAAACTTCTTTCCATCCGTGTCGTGTCATTATTTCGACCATATCATCTTCATTTGTTATACCACGTTTCACTGTGTTATCTTCTCCTATGGTCAGTTTCCTATCTTTTAATGGATTAGCGTGTGCTCTACGACTAAGATATATTTTCTCATGTCTAGGCACATCAGGAAATCTTTGTCTGCTGATTGTAACCAGCCTCTGTATCAAGTCATATATTTTAGCATGTGGTTTACATCTTTTGCCTGTACGTAATTCGTTTACTAATGTACAACTATAAAATACTTTTTCATAGTTGCAGTTAACATTGCTGTACTGCCAATCAATGTCTAGCAGTTCTAATAATTCTAATACAAATGGTGGATGTTTAGTTACAGTTCTACCATTAGGATTTAACAAAAGTTGTAGATTAGGATATTGTTTTTTAAGTTCTAGATAGTTTGCCAAAGGTCCAAGTCCGTCATTGATACAATGGTAATAATTCATCAGTGGAGTTGTGTACCAATAGAAGTATAATCCTTTTGCATCTTGTGTTGTGTCTGGTATATCTTTTGGAGCCTTTGTTGTAAGCACCGAAGCATTTTTACCTAAATGATAGGCAATAAGTTGTTTGTCTTTGACAAACCATTCTACTTTACCTTCCAGTGGTAATATTTGTAAATTATCTAAACTGCCTATTCCGTTTTGGTCTAATGTATTTCTTATAGTCATGTTAATAGTTCCAAATAATATTTGCAAAATAATCTGCAACGCTTTTGTTACGTTGATAATTCATGTGATGTCCATCGCTATTAAACACATCCACTCCTTGCTTTTGCAAGTATCTAATTCTGTGTTTCTTTTTGTCATAAGCAGGCATATCCCATAAAGTATAAGATTCAGGCAACCATTCACCATGCTGTGATTTTATGTACATTGCTTCTTGTTTGCTCCAACACCATTCAGGAATAAAAGTATATATACTGTTCTCCAACATGTGTTTTTCAAAAAATTCTATATTGTCTTGTAGTTCATTGTCTATCTGTATTAATTGTCCATCAAATAGTCTGCGATGAAAGTAACTGTAAACCACACAGGTCATTGCTATTTTGTATTTGTTTTTTATTCTATCGTGTATTAATTTTATTGTATCATTGCCTGCCCCATCAAGTCCAAAATTTAAACACTTTGTTCCTAGTTTCTTTTCCAAAAGACTAGGCCAACTGTTTTCTAGTCTATCTCCTTGATTAACGGTGAAACTGTCACCGAGGCATAAAACTACAAGTGTATTCTCATATTGATCATATTCTTCGTTGCTTCGGAATCCCCAACTATTGTATCTACAACTGTAAGGTAGTTCTTCGCCTGTGTAGCAATGTACACAGGTGTGTGTTTGATTTGATCTACGTTTATAAATGTCTAGATCGTCAATGATCATGTATACTCAACTCCTGCATAAAACGGAATACACCTATCCTGTAGACTTTTTTCACCTGGTAAAAATTTTAAATTCATCACACAAGCAACAGCCATCACTCTACCACCTAGTTGTTGTACAATATCTATTGCAGTATTCATGGTACCACCAGTTGCCATTAAATCATCAATTAGTATTACTTTGTCTCCTTGACTTATAGCATCAGACTTTATTTCAAGTGTAGCAGTTCCATATTCTAAATCATATGTTTTACTTTTTACTGGAGGTGGTAATTTGCCTTGTTTTCTTGCAAGTATCAAAGGATTTCTTGTTCTATGTGCAAACACACTTGCAAAGATAAATCCTCTAGCATCTAGTCCTACTATTTTATCTACAGGGCAATATTTTAACAAATTATCATAAATGTAATTGTTTGCCCTTGCAAAGCCTTCTGGATTTTGGCACAGACTAGCAGTACACTTAAAGTCTATTCCTTGAACAGGAAAATCTTTATAACTTTTAATATAATTTTTTAACATATTAATCCTTGTCTATCCATGTTTGCATTTCTAAAACACTTGATGGAAATACATTCATTTGATAACATTTTAAATTTATACCTTTTTCTCTCAAGTTCATTTGTATCTTTGCTTCATCTATTATAGATAGATTTTTATGTGACCAATTATAAGACATATTTTCTGAAACTATCTGATTAGTAATTTGTAGTATAGTTTGGTCAATGTCTGTATATTTTTGTAATTTTCTCCAGTTATTTAATTTAGGGAGATTGTTTCTACTATCTTTATAATTTGTAAATTCTATTATTTTATAAATTATATTTTCTGTGTTTTTTATAAATTCGTCTAGTGTAATCTGTAATACCTTTTCATTTCTGTCTATTTTATAATGTTCTATATAATGCTTTTGTGCCTCTAGTATATAACTTATTTTTTCTCTTTTTTCCCAATCATCTGCATTATTTTTAAGTTGTGTCCATATTTTATAGATGGTTGTAGGCTCATTCATAAAATAATCCTCATCACCTTTATTATAAGTTTTTGTCATTACATTATGCAACAATAACTGTAAAGTATTTTCTGTAGGATGTATACTAATAAATTTTTTAAAATTATCTTTGTAGTCATCTACAGTCTTTTGGAAAGGATAAGACCGATCAATATCTCCATGAGATCTTACAAATAATTCCTCATCATCACTTTCTAGATATTTTGGAATGTCTTCAAAATGTAAAAATGTTCCTTTGAATTTATGTGAACTTCCGTCCTTTTTAAAAGGAGTTTTGTTTGCTTCACTGATATTTTTGCTGGTAATTAAGGTAAGTGCCCAATGTAAAAAAGTGCCATACCCACCAGGAGGATATAATATTAGTGTTGTATTCTTAGTATGTTGCACTTGTATGATCTTTCTGTCTTACATCTATATTGTCTGCACTATACTCGCCTTTAAGTTCATCAACAATATCGTTTACATAACGTCCTTGAAATGGAATTTGAAATGGTGCGTCTTTGGTTTTTGTGTATGCAGTTACTATACTTACGTTATGTGCTTTACCATCTCTATTGTGTAGTTCATCATATGAACGTTCTAATTCACTAAGTGGTGCACGTGGCTTCTTTTGTTCATAGTGTGTCCAACTATCTATTGCAGTGGGACAATCTATATACTTGCCTGTGTTTTGTGCAAGCCACATAAAACGCCATTTATATCCGTTAGCGGCGGCTATGTCTCTGAACAATCCTGGATGAAAACTATAGAAGCAATGATTAAACCATGGAGCAAAAGGTAGAACATTTATCATTGTACCACCTACACGACATAAATTATGCATGTTTTCAAACACAGTACGTTGATCAAATATGTGTTCACCTGTTCCATTGTTTGTTACATAGTCAAATTGTGTTGTGTAATTGTATTTGTCTTTTAGTATAAAGTTTAAATCCATTGCTATACTACGTAGTTCTGTGTTTATATCTATAGCAAGGTAATCACTAAACCCAAGATCTTCAAAGTATTCCCATACATACTGTGTAGGTTTACGCAGTGTACGACTACATGTTTGTTCACATTTGTTTAACCAATCTTCACTGTATCTAAAACGTTGATTACCCCATTCAACTACAGTTGCTCCTGTAGGAAACACATTTTGTTTTACAAGTGTTGCAGTTGCTAACTGCATTATATTATTGAACGCCATCTATCATTGCTCCTATATCTGGAAAAGTTTGTTTGAAACTTATTCCTCTGTAATTATCATGCTTATTTGTAAAGTCCAAAAACTTATCAAATAACTTACTATCGTTGTTTTTTTGTAAAAACTTTACCCAATTATTAAAAAACTTTGTTTTACTTAATTTGTCTATTATTTTTTCATTAATGTTTTTTGGATAAATTGTTGGTTGTAAATGAAAAGGTTCATGCACAGGACCACAATATGGTCTTCCTAGTCCTATACGCAAACACCAAATATAAAAATCATCTAAGTAAAAAATATTGTAGGCACTTAAAGTATGACTAACAGATAATTTTAAATTAGGCACAACTTTTTTATATTCTACATATTTTTTAGCATTTGTTTCTAGTGTATTCCAATCTGCAGGAAAACGTATGTATTCATATTGTTGTTCTACACCATCAACGCTTAATTGTATATCGACTTGTTTAAATTTAGTCCACAGTAACCACCATTCATCATCTGGGAATAACTGTGCGTTTGTGGTGTAATGCAACGACATATGTTTAGAATTACCACTGTCTATATATTTTTGCAAAAGACTTTTTTGGATTTTTGTCATACTTAAAAAAGGTTCACCACCTGGAATATCTAAATGTATTGCGTGTGGCATTTTGTCATAAATTTTTTGTGAAAATTCTTCATCTAGATGCTCTAAACTTTTGGTATCGATATTGTATACATCTTTATATTCTTTCCGCCATTTACTACTTGCACCAGGGCCACACATTATACATTTTAATTGGCACGTATTTCCAAAAGCAATACTGCCTGTAATAAATTTCTTATCGTCTTTATATTCTTGGTAATCTTTTTCCCATCTTGTATAATCTAATTGACGTTTACTTTCTATTCCAGATTCCTCATCTAATTTGCAACGTTCACAACCTTTTGGCCAAACATTGTTTGTAAATTCTTGTTTGACATTTTTTAAAAAATTACTGTTGCTGTATTCTTCTATCAGGGTTTCAGCAACATTAAATTTTTCGTCATAGAGGCTCATCCTAAACTTACAACAAGGACTGATGTTTCCTAATGGACTGATGTCTATGTTAGTCCATGGTGCCATACATTTGATCATTAGTCAATTCTTTTTAAATGATAATATTCTCTACCACCACTGGCTCTGGCTTGTCCATGTTCGATAATCGTAAAGTGACTTTCAAATGCTTTTAACATGCTATCTGTGTGCTTTTGATTGTTTGGTCTATTCTGTAATTTTTGTGTTTCATGTACTACTATTCCGCCTGGTGCTAACAAGTTCCAATATGCTTGTGCTATTTCATCTTCAGTTAATCCACCAAAGTCTCTAAGTTGTATACTCACTGCTAAACTTAATATTATATCAAATCTTGTGTTTGTGTATTTCACATAGTCATTGAATGTGCCTCTAAACCATTTGATGTTTTCTTCTTTTTTTGTATCTTTAAGTTTTACAAATGGTTCTACACCTATGCATTTTGCACAATGTTCGCTGATCTGTCTAGTGATATATCCGTCATTACAACCTACATCTAATAGCACTGCTCCTGGACTATTTTCTTCTATATTCCAAAACTTTTTGCAAACATCTACTATATTCATATTTTTTATACGTTTGGTAGCATCTTCCCAGCCATATCTTTTTTGATATTTTTCCCATTCGTTAATTATTTTATCAGAAGGTTGTGTGTAACTCATTGTTTTTCCTAACTTATGTTGTATTTTTCTTTTATTGAATTCCATGTTTTTATCACAGGCTCAGGTGGTTCTGTAAACATTGTCATTGTGTCCCATTGCTGTCTTGGATTGATATCTTTGACAGCAGGAAACTTGTCTTTATCGGTTAACTTTGCCAATAACTCTTGTTCATAGCAGAGTTTAGGTTGTTCAAGTGCTTGAACTAAACTTGTTCTAAAGTTTTTATAATCAAAAAATTCATACAAATAAGTTAGTCTATCACTTAATCTATCTTGTGCTTTACTTTTTATAGGCACAGCCATTTCAAAATCTATAAGGCTTATTGTATTGTTTTGTATACAAAAATTACTTAGTGGAAATTTTGTGTAATCTTTTACACCACTTTTTGGATCCATACCAGGATAAAAATACATTATTTTTTGTTCTTCTAGAGCATCTGCTATTGCATGTACTTGTGGAATATATTTTTCTAAGTTGTGTTCATGCCATGTGTGAAACAAACTTTCGCCTACATAATTTATATGTATAGAAAGATCTTGTTCATCTTTGCCTAGCAGTTGAGGAAAGTTTGGTTTATGTTTTAAACGTTCCAAGCATTGTATTTCTCTTAACCAACAGTCATATAAACTTCCACGTGCTGGTTTCACAGTTTTTTTATTTCTAGCACTGTAACATTTTACAACATCATTGTTAGAAATAAAACACCAACTGGCTTTTCCCATTGCATATTTCATTATGATTTAATTTCTTTTACTTTCCACATTTTACCATTGCCGTTAAATTCGCCAATGATATTGATACTGCGTCTACGTTCTGTAGGGTTTATTCTTGGTGTCACACTGTGTATACTGCCCATAACATTTAGAAACATACAGAAACTGTTTTGTTTGTATGGTACCTCACGTACTGCCTCATGTAGACTGTTGTCTACTTGTCTACCAAGTGTTTTATTGACTTCATTGATTACACCAGTTTGTTTGTGTATTGTAAAGTTTCCTCCTTGTGCAGTATCCTCTGGTTTACGCATGTATAACAGTCCTGCGTATATTTCTACAGGATTATCCACATGTGGTGTACGACTTGTTCCTGATTGATCAACAGGTTCATGAACTACAAATTGACAATCAGTCACATACTGTCCACTGTTATCAACATCACGTACTGTGATGTTATCTGCTTCTAGCAAGTGTTTGTATTGTGTATAGTTGCTTTCAATTACTGGTGCAAACAGTTTGATACATGCTTTAAAATATTCTGGACTTGTATGATATGCAAAAAAGTCTTGCCAAATAGGAGGAAGCACTTCTGGTTCATGTGCTTGTTTGCTTTTAAATCTATATGTTATTCCACCATCATGTGGTGTTGTACCTGTAACAATATCTTCGGGAAAAGTATCGGCAAGTTCATTGTATATAGATTCAGGTAATGCTTCATCAACACATACATACGGATAAGGATCCGTTATTACTTCTTTAATATTTTGTAGTACACTAATTTTTTCCATATACTATGATCTCCATTTTTTTGTTTCAAGTCCTGTTGAAATTTGCTGTCGCTCAGCATCATATTCATGAGGATTTTTTAATTTTTCTTGTTTTATCTGTGCTTTAGTAACATGCCTTACATCTTGCCACCATTCACCTTTTGCAAAATGTGAGGCTCCTTGGAGATCACCTGCTAGACTTTTGCCTACTTCTTTTCTAAATCCTTTTAGGTGGTCCATATATTTTCCTAACACACTGTTTATAAAAATATGTCCGCCGGCACTATCACTACCAAGATCATTAAATTCTACACCTTTTTCTTTTTGTTCTGCAACTAGTTCACCAAAGATATAACTGTCATGATATTCTTTGTGATTGAATATATCATCACTTTCATAAATCCATCGCCATCTATTCATAAAACTTTCGAAAGCATGATGTTTGGTATTAAACATCATCCAACCACACTCGGGCCATGTCTTGCGTCCTAGGTATGTGGCCAATTGATTATCATTTGGTGCTATACTTTGTAAAAAGTCTTCTGGTATTTTTGTGTGTGTTCTTACATCACCGTCACACCAAATAAATACATCACTATCACAAGTTTTGGCAAAGTGCCAAAGTGCAAAAACTTTATTTGCAAATCTGCTGGCATCCCACAAAAAACTTTTCTTGGACATATCTTTGTTGTGCCCGTGTGCATGTGGATTGTCTTTGTGTTTTTCCTGCCAACTTTTTAAATCTGGAAGTGTACTTCTTTGATCTAATATTTTTATATCGCTGGGTGCTTCTGGTGTGTGATCTTCTGCATATATTGTTAATGGCACTGACTTTGGCCAATAATTAATATATCCTTCTATAAAATGCTTTCCATATTTTTTGTACCCTGTTGGGTGCCAGGATGTGAATACTGCTAACTTTTTCATTGAATTCCTCGTACTAAATAATAATATACGTATATAACTATTTATGTATTTTTATGTTGGATAAAAAATTATGAAAATATCACACTTTCCAAACAACTTACCAGGCAATGCAGATCTAGTTTATCCAAAATTACTAGATGCAATCAAACAAACTGACACTTTAGTAGAGGGAGACAGTGATGCTGATGCGGCACTTATATGGAGTGTGCTTTGGTTTGGAAGGATGTCTGGTAACAAAAGAGTATGGGATGATTATAGAGCAAAAGGCAAACCTGTTATTGTAATTGAAGTAGGAGGACTACACAGAAACGAGACATGGAAATTAGGTATCAATGGAATAAACAGAGATGCAGATTTTGCCTTGGAAGATTACATGCCAGATGACCGAATAACAAAACTTGGACTAATGGCTCAGCCTTGGAAACAAGATGGCGAGTATGTGCTAATATGTGGACAACACGGACACAGTCAACAATGGATAGATATGCCTGACATGGATACATATTACAAAAAAACAATACTTGCAGTTCGTAAAGTTACTGATAAACCTATTGTAGTTCGCAGTCATCCAAGATTTAGAGAAGGATTGCATTGGACATGTGATATGAATTGGTATAAAAATCAAGGTGTAACTTGGAACATACCCAAACATATACAACAAACCTATGATAGTTTTGATCTAGAACATATGCTAAAACACACCTACTTCACTGTTAGTCATAGCAGTAATGCTGGATTAAACAGTGTAATAAATGGTGTGCCGGCAGTTGTCAGTGAATCTAGTCTTGCATACGAAGTAGGAAGTAAAATAGACAAATGGCTTAGTAAACCTGATAGAAACAACTGGTTAAGACGTATAAGTTATGTTGAATGGTTTGCTGATGAAATAGATGTGCAATGGCGTAGAATTAGAGCAAAACTTTAATGCCAGGTAAAGTCTTGTACATTTCCATCTATCCATTTTGTTACTAAACCTTGATTAGTCAAATAGCCTTTTTTCATAATTATGCTGGTCATATTTTCATTAAAGATATCTTTTTCTACTAGATCATACCATGTAGTAGTGTAATCAAAAGGATTTGTATTTTTGTAAGTTAAAACTTCTATTGCATCTTCGTTGGGAGGTTTATTAAAGTATGCATCTTTACAATCAAAACCATTTAGAGCAATATAGTATATAATTTGTGTAAGAGTAAATGTATTTAAAAATTTTGCTGGTGTATAATTTTCAAATTTATTGTATGCATTATTAACTGTCATCGGAACACACAAATACAACATACCATTCTTATTCATTATATTATTGATGTTACCTAAAACTTGTATAGGAGAATGTGCATATTGTAAACTGCCGTGACACCAAGCCACATCAAATTTCTTTTTACCAAAAGGAAAAGGACCACTGTTAAAGTCATGTCCTGTAAAATCTAAATTACGAGGAATTGGTTCCTCCATATAATTTTGTAAATCTACAGCAGTGCATTTAATGTTTAAAGGTTTGCCAGGAGTGCCATCTTCTTTAGGTACATCTCGCATGTCTGCCCAAAACTTAGCATCTAATCCTTTGCCTGCACCTATGTCAACTAGATTTTTTACACTACGTTTAAAGTCGTCAAAATTATCTAAAATTTGCAGTGTTCGAAGACTGTGTGCATGACTTATTGTGTAATCTTCCCAATTAGTCATCTATTCTAATATCCTCCATACCTGCAGTTCTCAATCTTACAATATGTCCCATTTGCCATTGTTTTGAATCAAGACCTTTCATAATACCTAACCATTTGTTTCTAAGCAATGCAACTTCGTTAATGATAGTTTCGAAGTCAATTACTTCATCTTCACCATCAACATATTTCTCAGCATCTCTACTTGTAAGTGCTCTTTGATATCCCTCCAAATATTTTTGGAAGTGTTTGCGTCTTGTTTTTCTCAACTGTATATTTAAAAAATTAAGTACTGCTTCAATTTCTTGTAATTGATTAAATCTGCGTTCAGTAATACCAGGTAGTGCAGAAATATTTTTCTCAAGTATTCCTTTTACTGAACATTCTATTCGTGCATTTTGTAATTCAATTTCGTAGTAACTGATAAATGCAGGAATATTAGATAAATCTTGAGTTACTTTTCCGTACCATTGTGCCATTATTTTATTTTACTTTCATCTACTAATTTTGTCAACCATGGAAATGTTTTCCGCCAATTTAGGTTTCTACGTCTATCTATTTCATCTAACAACACACCTAGTTTTTTTATTTCTTTGTAATCTCTAGATTGATTGTTGTATTTTCTTTGTAGTCCTTGCATGTAACCAAGCATCTGTTGATTTTGCCAATCTTCATCATAGGCTTCCATTTCTTTGTAAATTTTGTCAAAATCTTTATCAAAAAATCCTTTACCAAATATACCAGGACGCAAACAACTATGACTAAACACAACTTCGCCAAAACTGTGTGCTATAGGTCGTTTGTATTTCTTTCTCAGTCTTGCTACATATTTTATTACATCTGGTGCAGTTTTAATTGTAAGTCCTGTATGTGTTTGATTAAAGTTTAAGTATATCCAACGTTGGCTAGCCAAGTATTCAAAGTTTTCCTTAAATTGTTTTAAGTTGATGCCATATCTTACATATTCTTGAGGTTTACCAAAGCAATCAATACTAGCCATTACATCTAATCTTTTGATTTTTTTAGTTGCAATTAAATTTTTTATCTGTTCTATTTGTGTAACAAACTTATTGTGTGCAACTGTTAGGTTAGATACTATGGTAAATTCTAATTGTGGACTGGGATGATTTTCAAAAAATTTCAACAGCCTATTGAACTGTGCTTGATAAAATGGTTCACCACCTAAAAAATGAAACTGTTTTAGAGTAGAATGATTTTTTGCTAACCAATCAAAAAACTTGTCTGTTATTTCACCTAGTTTGTCAACTTTTGTTGCAAAGTTATCTAGTACAACATCATCTTTTTCGAATCTTCCAAATCGCCTATTTTCTGCTTGTATCTTACTGCTAAATCCGTCCCAACAATACAAGCAACTTAAATTACATGTGTTGTCAAAGTAAACTTCAACAATAGTTGGATTTACCGTTGTGGCAGTAGGATCTTTGTCCAGTTCTAAAGGATATTGATTGGGTATACTAGATTGATACATTCTATCACTAGTACCACCTGCATCTTCTATGTGTTTGCAGTACTCACACCCACGTCCTGGCCATTCACCAGAAAGCATTTTCTTTCTATCATTAATTTTATTTTCAGTGTTATGAAAATTATCAAAATCATCAACAGAAAGGAAATCTTTTTCTATTCTATGGCAACTACTGGTGCTACCTTCATATAGTCTGATTGTGCTCCATGCCCATTTGAGTTGACATGCAGGTTTGGTTTTTATCGGAAAGTAATTCAACTTTTACCATTCTTCATCTTCAAATTCATCTGCAAGTTCATCCTCACCTAGTATATCTTCAATGGCTTCACGAAGATATGTATCAACACCTGCTAATTGTTTCAGTTGTTCTTCATCTAAGACTTCTTGTAAGTCATCAACTAGATGTTGAACGGCTTGGTTTCTATCTTTACTAGGAATATACTCTTTTAAAATTTTATATGATGATTCTAAAACTTCAAGGTCAATCATAGTTCATTTCTTTCTTTTAGTTGTTCTTCTGTACCTTTAACATATAACTCCTCTGGAGTCATTTCATCTAATGTTTTTTCTTCAGGTTTGGGCTCATCATTACTTATAAGATCTGTTTGATTTTGCTCCATCATAATTACTTCTAGTTTATCACTGGTCCATGCTTTTCTGTACTCTAACATTTCTGTGCCATCTTTTTTAGTGTACTTTAACCTGTTGCCCTGTTTTACAAGTAATCCTTTTTTCTCAAATAAATCTATAAGTCCGCTTGTGGCACTCATGCCAGTTGCATACGGAATCTCTACTTGTACACCTTCAAACGGTTTTGCATAACGTGTTTTCATAACTTTACATGCCGCTCTAATACCATGTACATCACTGGTTTTGTTTCCATCAGCATCTGTTTTAAGTTTAAGTTTTCTCATAGCAATAACAATACTAGAAGCATATATAAATCCTTGTCCGCCACTAATCTTATCATCTGGATCAAACATATCCTGCGATGCATAAGTGTGGTTAGTACATACCATTCCTACATTATAACTACCAATCATGTTTACTGTATTACGTACAAGTGAAGTAAGTGCCTTAGGCTTTCTACCCATATCACCCTTCATATCGCCTCTATCAAACTGGTCAACATCTGTTGGTGTTAACAACATACCCAAACTGTCTATTACAAACAACACTTTAGGTCTGTCTTCTTCTGCCATTGCTTTGTAATCTTTCATAAATGTGCTGATAGTTTTTGCTACATCATCAATCATACTCATGCTTAGTTTTAGCAGTTTGCTTTCATCTGTGTCTACACCAAGTGCATGTAACCATGCCTCATCTAGTGCATTTTCACTATCTACCAATACAACAAATATACCTTGCTCTTGTGCATTTCTTACAATGTTTGCACTTGCAAAATAACTCTTTCCAGCACCACTTTCACCAGCAAAAACTGTAACCTTTCCCATTGGTACACCTTTATAAAAGTCACCTGAGATAAGATAGTTTAATGCATAGTTACCTGTGCTTACCCAATCTGTTGGATCATGGAATCCAACACTTAGTCCATCAATACTTTTTGTTATGTCTTTTCTAAATTTACTCACATCAAATGGTTTTGCCATACTACACTCCTTGTTAGTAATAGGGAGGGATTGACCCTCCCTATATTATTTTTTTAGTTGTTAGATTGTCGGTTACGAATCATTGCTAAAATGTCTTCGGCCCGTTTACTACCACCTTCTTCTGTAGTAGTTGCCGCCGCCGGAGTTTCAACTGTTGTTGACTGTGGAGCCGGAGTCTCAACTTTTGCTGGCTCTGGTGCTACTGTTTCAGCAACTGTTTCTTTAACTTCCGGTGCAGGAGTTGGTGTTGTCACAACCGGAGCAGGTGTGTCAGACTGACTAGAGGATGTACCTGCTGGTGCTTCAACTCCATATGGTCTGTAGTATTGACCAAACTTTTCAACGTCATATGGCTTACCATCAACTGATGCTTCAAACATCTCTTTGATTACAGCCAATTCAACATCTGTAGGTTTCTTTGGAAGGAAATCACTTAAATTGTGCAATCCATGTGTTTCGATTGCAGACTTTTGTGATTCTGTTAATGCAGTTTCTTTCCTTGCCCACTTTGAGGTTGAGTAATCTGCATACTGACCTTTTGTGGTCTTAGTGATACGAAAGTCTAAACCTGCATTATAATCTGTGGGTAATTCCTGAATATCTGGATCCATTAATGCGTCTTTGATTAATGTAAAGATACTTGGTGAGATTACAAATCTACGAATTGGATTTGCTGGTGCGTCTTCTTGCAACGGATTCTCAGTAACAAAACCTTGGAAGATGTAACTACGTTTCTTCCAATACTTTCTACCCATCTCTTCGAGACTAGAATCTTTAAACCATCCTCTTACTTCGGATAGGATAGGACAAGTTTCTTGCCACATTTCAACACATGGAACTTGTACCACGACTTGATTTGAATTCATGTCGCCACCTTTAACTCCACTGAAAGGGAGCCTTATCATCAACCTTTCTGCCCAGAAAAAAGTGTTATCTACATTACCATCAGGTAAGAATCGTACAACTGCTGTACTTCCTTCAGGTATATTCCAATGTGGGTAAATTGCGTTATCGCCGCCGCTGGTTCTCTCGTTACGAGATTCTTGTGCTTTAAGTTTTGCACGAATTTCTGCCAATGATGCCATTTTATTTCTCCTTATGTGCCTGTTATTAGCCTATGTTTTGTATGCCTCTGATACATACTATTTCTATAGTATATAACATTTGTATTTAGTAGTCAAGACTTTTTTTTAATTATTTTGTGGTTTTTTAGTCAAAAAAATAGCACCTTTCGGTGCTATTTGTTATTTTGTTTTAGTTTGCTTCTTGTGTTGCTTCTGGTTCCATATTGGCTATTCTATCAAGTGCCTGTCTTTGCCTTTGAATAATACTTCTAGGTGTAGTTTGGTAACCTTCTTCGCCTGGTCTAATGCCAAAGTTTGATTTTGCGTTTGACCCTATGCCTGCCATGTCCCTGATTTTTTGTAGTTCAGCATCACCTTCTACTGGTGCTGTTTCTTCTACTGGTTCAGTTTGAGCCGTTTCGGGTTCTACAACTTCTATGTTTTCTTCTGATTCATTCATTGATTCTATCCCTTCTTGTGTGTCATCATCTGCTTCTTCAAGTGACTCGTTTTTGCTGCCTTCACGCTCATCTCTCTTCATTTCAACATACTTGTCGTACATTGCTGGATCGCAATCATATTTTTCACATGCTTTGTCCTGTGCATCTTCTGGCTCCATGCCGTCGTCAACTAAATCCATTTTCATCTTATTAATCTTA